ACTTATCATAATTACGGTATCCTTCAACGTTACGGATTTTCAATTTAAAGTCTGCACCATCCCAAAAATCGAATGGATTTACAGGTGTTTCATCTGCAAATGATGGTTGCATAACATCCATAATCTTATCAAAGATCTTTTTACCAAACTGATAAAGGAATACTTTACCTTCATTCTGTGGATTTGATGGATCTTGTAAGACAAGAATGTTTGTTACATAGTGGAGTCTACGTTTTTGAGTTCGAGCTTTGTCTTTGTCTGACTCGATACCTGAGTTCCAGAGTCGCGAGTTGAGTTCGCCAACTGGATCAGGTTGACCAATAGAAGTAAGGCTGTTTTCGATATACCATAGACCGGTTGGTCCTTTGAATCCATGATCCCAATATCTGACCCATGGTAATTCTGCACCTTCGCTGGCTGGAAGGAATCGAATGACGGCATATCCGTTACCTGCCTTGTCTACTGTTGGTTTCCAGATTCGTTCGTCTGGCTGGTACTTGGATTCTCCACTACCACCGACTGCTTCTGCTGCTTGAACGAGTTTAGAAATTTGGTCGCGATTACGCTTTAAATTTTCGAATGACATTTATGTATCCTTTGTATGAGCTGAAATATAGTTGTATTATAAAACATTATAGCTGTAATGTACATCTATTTATATTCTTCTTATTCAAAAAGAGAACTATCAATAGAATTAGTTTTAGGTAAGAAGTTAAGTGACATTGCTTCGGCTTCAAGTTTGTCTTTGATGACAGGCGATATGAATTTCTTTACATCTTCTGGTTCTATATTGTTGTCACTGCACACCAATAAGATAGCTTCCATATAACCAATTGTTTTTTCAGCCACGGTTGACTCGATCAATTTTGAGAACCGTGACTTGTTTAAAAATTTATCTTCTACGCTCATTTATCTAATGTCCTTAATAAGATTGTATCTTTATTGAGTCTACCATTTGGCACGCTGCCTTTTGTAGTAAGCGTAGACCATTCTTTGTTGATTTGATTTGGCGTCTTGTTTAAGACAATAGGTAAGAAGTCATCTGGCTTCCGTAACTTGATAGTGCGGCTACTCACTTTATCAAAGTTCTTAATGGAAGTACCAGAGACTTCAAACCCGTTGGTGGCTGATGTAACATACTCAGTCAACATACGCGACTTGGTATTAAAGGCATAGAGCCTAAGTTTACCTACGATTTGAATTGGTGGTATACTAACCAACTTGAAATCGTTGTCTTCTGGTTTGTATTGTACACGAGCCACTTGTTTGTCGGCTGCTTTAGGTCCTTTCACCTTGGTCTTACGAATTGCCTTCGCAGCGGACTTGAGCCTGTCCAGATCGGAGAGCATTGCCTGACAGGCTTTGATACGATAGTTGAGTTCAGGTCTTTTCAAATGCGAGTAACCTTCAACGGCGTCTGGGCACCGCTTATGGTACGCATCTTCATAATCTAATAACCATCCTTCAACTATCTCACGGACAGCTGCAGTCGCAGACGCAGATAGTCCATGTTTCTTAAATAGAGCATACAAATCAATATAGGATCTTTCTCCTGCAATCCAACCGTCTTCAAGATCAAGAAGATCCTGCATAATAGTGGCGGATACTTTTCTTTGTAGTCTTTCCATAGGAGATAAAGATACAACATTAGCTGAATCTTTTGCTATGGCTTGTTTTTCAAAATAAAGCTTTTTGCCAATCTCAACCAGCTGATCAATGTAATTGTGAAGAGCGTTCTTCCAATACAAGACTCTATCATTCATCTCATTCGTATGTGTAAGATAAGCGGCTGTACCGCAATGATGAGTCGCATTCCAGAATTTATATTCAGGACATGCGTTGATGTATTTTACATTGTCTTTAGACTGATTTGTTTTCACGTAAGTCTTAATCGCAGAAATAAGATCTTTACGTTCAACTTCAAAATGAAAGTAGTTAAGTACAGGATCGATACCTTTATCGTAAGGCGCTGCACCGATACCGCTTCTTGCACGTGAAGGAATCTTTTTCTTTTTACGCTTTGTCATTGGCATGATAACTCTCCTAAAATGTAGCCTAATTTATTATAAACTATTTTCAGCATTATGTAAATGATTTTTTGAAATCTTTTTACGATGTGAAAAGATTAGTTTCTCCGCATAGTAGCAATTTCTTTAGCCGCATTGCTGTCTTTACGAATTGGTACCATATTTGATTTGTGTAAAACACCGATACCCGCAAGCTCGTCACCTGTATACCGCTTTTGAGGTTTTGCATAGCCATTGCCAACTTTGTCGGACGTAGGTGCTACGCGCACGGTTGTATAATCAGGCATGGGAGCACGATATGAAGAACTTTTTTCGTAGCCGACACGTTGAAGCAACTTAGCCATTTTGCGCTCTTCTTCGATAATGGCAGCTGTTTTTTTACGAGCCTTCCGTTTCTTCGTGCTTGTTGTTGTCATTCCCCTCACTAAATGCATAGTCATGTTTGTAGCCTTTCATAGTCATGCTGTTAATACGTTCTTGCAGATATCGCCTGACGATCTTTTCTTCGGTGGTGTAAGGTTCTTGCAGATGATATTTACGTAGCATTTTCATTCTATGTAGTTCACCTTCAAATACACGAACAGAAGTCATTCGATCGCCAGACATATTACCTATCATAATTATATAATACTTTCTCAGTCTTGTAAACGTTTAATTTTAGCATCAGCATTTGGAGCTGGTGTGTGAACAGGTAAGTCGTTAATGGCATCAACAATGATACTCATTTCTTTAAGTTCATCGTCATTCATTTTATCAACACGACTGTTCAGTTCAGCCCATGCGCTTTTTGCCTGTAACTTAGACATCAGCATCTTATCGCGTGCAACACGATTTTTTAAGATCTTTGACGCTTCGTTATCAGTATATTCAAGAAGAACATAAGCGCGATACTGTGTACCATTTGGTACGATAGCTGATTCTTTTACACGATAACCTGCGACATCAGCATCTGCAATGATATTGATTGTTGCTTGTTCAAACTCATGAGCAAGTTCATTTGTAAAGTCATCAGCGCCAAGTTTTGCTTTAAACGTTTTCATTTGAGAACGAAGCTTTGAATCGATACGATCCGCAAGAGTCGTTTTGGCAGAAAGTGTAGCGATATCGACGGCAAGTTGCATATCAGGCGTAATCGCAGTACCAACCGCATGCACAGCGTTTTCTTCATCTGGAATTGATGTGTACCACTTAGGCATCATATCAATCTGCTTTTCAACTTGAGCTGTTTTATACTCATACTCTTGTTGAGTCATAGCAGAATCAGGTGGTACTTCTTTTGCGCATGCGCCAAGTAACGCGATGACAGGAAGTGCGAGATATTTATTGTCCATTATTCAACTCATTTAATTTTTCTGTAGTGGTGGTAACAATACCTTTGATTCTTAGAAACAAGCCGCGAATCTGTTCTTTATTGCGTTCGAGCTGATCTCGACTGTGTTGCATGTTTTCTTCAAAGTCACGTTTCATATCCACGTACTCATTAATAATTACATTTGCTTGTGCAGTACCAGACAAGGTAACCACAAACGCTGTTGCTAAAATGATATTTCTCATAATGTCTCCAATCTTTCAATCATTGTATCACGTATTCCAGAATCAACAAACCACGATAGTGCATCTGGAAAAAACACTATAGTGCAAACACCTAAAATAAATCCAACTAATAACTTGATCATCTTATCAACCCTAAACTCAGTGCAGCTTCTAATACGCTAGCGGCTTGATCGCCTTCTGGCGTATACTCTTCGCAATCGAAACCAAATAGAAGTTTTGACATGCACGTTCTCACTTTCACATATTCTGTTTTCGTTACAACTTCTCTTGGAGCTGTTTTGCAGTGATATGTCTGTCTGCCTTTTGTATTACCGTGTTTGTCAACATCGATAATACGTTCGTATCGGCATTCTTGACCAAGTTCTGCTTTAGTTCCAATCGTTATCATGGCTAACGGTATCGCGCATACGATCACCATAATATTTTTCCGCATACTGCGGAGCATCAGTCCACGCATTAATATTGACATCATCATAACCTTTCGATGCAGGATAGCCGTACGGTAAATAAGACTCTGTTTCAGTCCTACGTACACGTTGATTACGTTGTAGCTTTTTATTGAATTTTTTAGAGTGACGACGAAGAACAGCTAAACGTTGTTTAGTTGTCATGTCTTTTGTGATATTCATTTGTGCCATAGTATGCTCCTCAAAATTAACACCTAATCTATTATAAACTATTTTCAGCATAATGTAAACGTTTAATTTCACTTTAAGTGATTTTTTATGAATTATAAATCTTTCTCAGCATATCTTCAAAC